GCTTGTGATATAATTACCAAACACTTAACGCCAGACCTTTTACCTAAGAAGTGGGTGGAAAGAAACTCTACAAATCCTATGTTTGGTCATTGTCATACCGCTTCTGCTTGTTTACAGAAATTGTTTGGCAGTAAGAACATTAAGTTATACCGTGGTTTGGATGATGAAGGTATCTGGCATTGGTGGGCAGTTACTAAAGATGGAGAAAGAATTGATATTACAGCAGATCAGTATCACTCAACAGGAAGGACACCACCTTATAATAAAGGGGAGAAAGCTTCAATGTTAGGATTTGATTATAGAAAGAGAGTGTTTAAGCTCCTGGATATAGTTAGTAATAAATTACTTGCAACCGGAACACCACCATTATTACATATGTCAAGCGTAAAAAGAGGCGAAGATGACAAAAGCAACTAAACATTATGTGAACAATGCCGATTTTCTAGCAGCATTGATTGAATACAAGAAGGCTTGTGATGAGGCCAAAAAGAAAAAGAAACCAGATCCACAAATACCAAATTATATTGGTGAGTGTTTTCTAAAGATTGCTGACCACCTGTCACGCAAACCCAACTTCATATCATATTCTTTCCGAGATGAGATGATTGCAGATGGTATTGAAAACTGCCTTATGTATTTTCGTAACTTTGATCCAGAGAAATCAAAGAACCCATTTGCTTACTTCACACAGATCATCTACTACGCATTTCTTCGCCGTATTATGAAAGAAAAGAAACAACTGTATGTCAAATATAAAGCAACAGAACAGTTTGGTATATTAGATGAGTTTGAAATGATGGAAGATGAGAACGGAAATATGAGGCAGTTTGAACTTTATGAAAACATTTCTGAATTCATTTACAATTTTGAAGAAAATAAACGCAAGAAGAAAGAAGGCAAGACTAAAGGTTTAGAAAAGTTTATTGAAGAAGATTTGCCTTGAAACGCTTGATTATTTTGTTTATTTGTGTTACAATGACCGCTTGTGTACCTTTAATCTATTATGTACATAAGAATTGCAGTAAAGAAAACCCATGTGATATGTCAGATATTAAAGCTTTGGAGTGGTAAATGGATACAGAAAAAATAAAAAATCATATCAAACATTTACAACAAGAACATGATGAATTAGATGTTCAATTGGCAGAACAACAAAAACATTATGGTGAAGATAGATTAGTTACCATGATTAAGAAAAGAAAACTTAGGCTCAAAGACGAGATCGAAGCCTTCAAAACTAAATTATTATGAAAATATGTATTCTTGGTGATACTCACTTCGGTGCTCGAGGTGATTCGTTAGACTTCCACAAATACTTTGAACGCTTCTATGATGAAGTGTTTTTTCCATACCTAGTAGAAAATAAAATAGATGTTATTTTCCAGATGGGTGATTTATTTGATAGGCGAAAGTTTATTAATTTCAACTCACTTTATCTGTGCCGTAAATACTTCTTTGAAAAATGCCAAAAGTTAAGCATTAAAGTTCATACACTTCTTGGCAATCACGATGTAGCTTTCAAAAATACATTAGAAGTAAACTCAACTGGTTTATTGTTGAATGAATATAATAATGTTCAATACTATGATGAATTTACCACAGTAGAATTTAATGGTGTTCAAATTGATGTTGTGCCTTGGATGTGTGATGGAAATGCCGAAAGTATTCTAAAGGCTATGAAAGATTCTAGTTCACAGATTGCTTTTGGTCACTTTGAGATTGCTGGGTTTGAAATGGATCGTGGCAATGTTTCAGAGGTAGGGATTGACAAAGCGTTATTAAAGAGTTATGATATTGTTTTGTCTGGTCATTTTCATCATAAATCATCAGATCATAATATCGTATATGTTGGCACACCATATGAAATGACTTGGTCTGATTACAATGACCCAAAAGGTTTTCATATCTTTGATACTGATACCCGGCAGTTAGAGTTTGTTCGTAACCCATTTACGATGTTTAACAAGGTAGTTTATGATGATACCGCCTATGATTTTGATTGGTGGAAAACATATGAGTTTGATGCTCTAAAAGATACCTATGTAAAAGTTGTGGTATTAAACAAACAGAATCCATTTTTGTTTGACCATGTGATAGATAATCTCTACAAGGTTGGTATTGCTGACTTATCCATTGTAGAAGATTTTAGTGATACTATAGTTGATAATGACCAAGAAATCATTGATCAGGCTGAAGATACGATGACAATTCTTTCTAAGTATATTGATAACTTGGAATTGGATGTTGAACCCGATAAATTAAAAACTCTTATGCGAGAGTTATATGTTGAGGCATTGAATACAGAAGTAGCTGAATGATTATATTTCGTAATGTTAAGTGGAAAAACCTGTTAAGTACAGGTAATTATTTTACAGAGATACAACTAGACAAAACACCAAACACTCTTGTTGTTGGTGAAAATGGTTCTGGTAAAAGCACAATGCTCGATGCGTTGTGTTTTGCTTTGTTTGGTAAACCATTCCGTTCAATCAATAAACCACAACTGGTCAACTCAATCAATGGTAAAGATTGTGTAGTTGAGGTTTCACTCGACACCAACAACAAGAACTATCGCATTGTTCGTGGCATCAAACCAAATGTGTTTGAAATTTATTGCAACGGTGAACTCATTAATCAAGAAGCTGCAAGTAGAGATTACCAAGAGTTACTTGAGAAATACATTCTTAAATTAAATTATAAATCATTTACACAGATTGTAATTCTTGGTAGTGCTTCGTTTACTCCGTTCATGCAGTTGTCGGCATCAGACCGCCGTGCTATCATTGAAGATTTATTAGACATTCAAATCTTTTCTACAATGAATGGATTGGTTAGAGATAAAATATCAAACAATAAAGACCTAATCTCAGAAAAGAAACATGAGATTGATTTAGCATCACAGAAGCACGATATGCAGAAAAAGCATATTGAAGAATTGAAACAGAATAATGAAGATAAGGTAAAAGAATATGATGATGAGATTCAATTGCATAGTGATACCGTATCCACCTTACTCGCAAATGTTGGGACCCTCAGCGCCGAAACGGAAGAACTTCAATTTGTGGTTGCAAATAAGATTGAAACAGAGGCTAAGGTCAAGAAGATTACAAAACTTGAATCTCAAATTGAAAGCAACTTATCCAAATTTCGCAAAGATATTAGTTTCTTCCAATCACATGATGATTGTCCAACATGTAGGCAAGCCATTGCCAGTTCTTTTAAAGAAGAAGAGCTTAAAACCCTCGACACCAAAGTTGGTGAGTGCGAACACGGTCTATCACAGTTAGAAACCAAACTAAATGAAGAACAAGAAAAACTGAATGACATTAATGAGAAACAAAAACTCATTAACAAAAAACAGGTTGAGATTGCTACTTACAATACAACAATCACCGAAACAAATAAGATGATTGCTCGCTTGCGTAAGTTGGTAGATGAGTTAAAAGATTCTAAAGTAGTGACAGACTTAGAAGAGCAGCAATTAAAATTACTAAAGGACTCATTGACAGAGCTGCAAGCTGCATTAAAAGAACTGATAGAAGAAAAAACATATTATGAAGTGGCAAGTAATCTGTTAAAAGATACTGGCATCAAAACAAAAATTGTAAGGCAGTATCTACCAGTCATCAACAAACTGGTCAATAAGTATTTAGCATCATTAGATTTCTTTGTAAACTTTAACTTAGATGAATCATTTAAAGAAACAATTAAATCTAGGCATCGTGACGAGTTTACTTACAATAACTTTAGTGAAGGTGAGAAACAACGAATCGATATGGCATTGATGTTGACTTGGCGTGCTGTTGCTAAATTGAAGAACTCATCAAATACTAATCTATTGATACTTGATGAAACATTTGATTCTAGCCTCGATACAAACGGCACCGAAGAATTGATGAAGATACTACAAATGTTAGAAGGTGTAAACCTGTTTGTTATCTCACACAAAGGAGATATATTACAGGACAAATTTATGAATGTAATACGATTCGATAAAGAGAAAAATTTTTCGAGGATTGTAAAATGACAAAAGATCAAATACGAATTACAGATGGTCACGAAAGAACCATAGATATTTTACCATGTAATGATGGCACATATCAAATAATTATGTTCGAAGCCTCTAGTGATTATCACCAAAATGCTTGGTTTAAAACATTAGAAGAAGCTGAACGATTTGCAGAAAGGTGGGTGTTTAAAAAATGAATGATATTTTAAAAATTGATACTGGTTTAGGCATAGTAGAAGAACCTATAAACAGATTACCTTTATATGAAGGTGATTATCCATTGTTATATGATGAGGTGCCTGAGTACAAAGGTTCTTTGCCAAATTCAAACATGACAACCTTGATTAAGCGATTACAATTAACAAGAAAACTTTATGGTGGTATTGGACTATCTGCTAATCAATGTGGTGTATATGAAAGGGTGTTTGTAATTGGTACTGATGATTTCCAAATGGCTTGTATTAACCCAAAAGTAATATCGATTTCGGATGATGTTGTTAAAATAGATGAAGGTTGCCTCTCCTATCCTGGTTTATATCTTAAAATAGCAAGACCAGAATCAGTTGTCGTTGAATATACCGATGAAAATGGGGAATTACAACAAACAACATTAAAGGGAATAACTGCTCGGTGTTTTGTCCATGAACTAGAACACATGAATGGTAAAAAATTTACTGACAATGTAGGACCAGTCGCACTACAAGTCGCTAAACGAAAACAAAATAAGATAGTTAAAAAAGCAATTCGCAACCATAAAAAGACAGGCAATGGCATACAGCTTTGATCCAAAAGATGATGTAGAAACCCAATGGCAGAAATGGCAAGAACAAACGCCAATTCAACCATTGTCTTTCACCGAAGATGAACTGCGTGAGCAGACCATTAAAGAACTAGGTTATGTTTCACAAATGGATGTGAAAGAGTATACCTTGTTTCAGAAGTGGTGTGAAGTGCAGGAAAAATATCCATCTATCGTATCACAAACCTTATGGGGTGAAGAACGATTATTGGAAGATGAAGGCCAACGCCGTGCTATTCAGGAAATAAAAAATAACTTTTGGATACCAAATGATCCCGAAGCATACTTGGCATTAGAACCTGAACTGGTGTATGCAAATAAACAGGATGACTTACCTGAATTGTGGAATTGTATTCGTACCTTTTCTTCTACAATGAAAAACAATGCTAACATTGGTCGTAATCTAAATTTCATTGTTAAAGATAAACCAACACAGAAATACCTTGGTGTTATTTGTATCTCATCTGACTTTTTAGATTTAACACCAAGAGATAACTTTATTGGTTGGAGTAGAGAAAAGAAAACACAAGGTGGCATGATTAACCATACTGCAATTGGTTCTACGATTGTGCCATTACAACCTCTTGGTTTTAATTATGTTGGTGGTAAATTGTTGGCTTTGCTTTGTTTAGCCACACCTATACAACAATTATGGGAGAAACTATATGGTGATAAGTTGGTAAGTATCACAACAACATCACTTTATGGTAAAACAAAAGCTGGTGGTTTATCTCAATATGATAATCTGGATTTCTGGCAGCCAATGGGCTTTACCTCAGGTTCAGTATCGTTTGAACCATTACAAGAAACTCGGTATATGATTCGTGAGTGGTTGAAAGTGAATCATACACGGAAGTATTTTGAATGGTATGTTGCAAAGAAACCAAGTGGTCAACCTCATAAGCGTGACCACAAAAATCGTTCATTGTCTTTTGCTTATGCTAAGTTAAGTGTGCCAAAAGATTTGATTCGTTCTGAACATGCAAGAGGCATTTACTTTGCGCCTCTGTATGATAAGACTTGTGAATTTCTTCGAGGCGATAATGACGGCAAAGATATGAAAAAGTTGTTTAATACTGATGTAGAAAGCCTAAGTAATATATGGAAAGAGAAGCACGCCAAACCAAGAATCAAGCAGTTGGTTAAAAAAAGCAGAGTTTCTTCTGACACTCTTTTCTATGATGACCTTACCGTGTTATCATGGGAAGAAACAAAGGCTAAATATCTGCCTCAAGTGGGTCGATAAGTAGCGTATAATATCCTTTCATGCGGTGAGTCCGAGAACAGCCTACCCCCGTAGGCAGACAGGTTTAACTCCTGTTAACCGCTCCATTCAATGTAAGTAAGTGTTCACTAACATAGACCAGGTCTACGCCATATAGTGTTGTTTTTATACAACAAAGTGGTTGACAGGCAGGCCGGGTAATGTTATAATGGTTAAATAATAATGAATGAGGGTATTATGTCTTTTACTGCCGAACAAAAATCCCAATTAGCGAAATTACTGGCAACCGAAAATCTTTCGGTTCAGCACCAGAAAATCAACACCGCTAAATTTGATACCAAGAATCGTATTCTCTACTTGCCTATCTGGCAAAACATGACAGGTATTATCTATGACCTGTTGGTTGGCCATGAAGTTGGTCATGCTCTCTATACTCCTGCCGAAGGTTGGCACGATGCGGTAATGGACAATGACAAGAACAAAAATTACAAAAACTTTTTGAATGTCATTGAAGATGCTCGTATCGAAAAGAAAGTTAAACGCAAATATCCTGGTTTGAATTCTTCCTTCCGTCAAGCATACCAAGAATTAAATATCCGTGATTTCTTTGGTATTAAAGGTCGTGAAGTAAACCAAATGCCGTTTATTGATCGCCTGAATCTATTCAGCAAATCACAATGGTCTTCCACATGGATTCAATTCTCTGCTAAAGAAGAATTGTTGGTGAAAGAAGTTCAGGCTGCAGAAACCTGGGACGATGTTGTTCGTATCACTAACAAGGTGTATGAGTATTCAAAAGAAGAACAACATGAAATGGCATTACAGTATTATGATGACATGATGGCGAATATGGCCGATGAAGGCGATGATGACGGCTATGATATGTCTGATTATGATTCTGACTATGGCGATGACGGTGAAGATGATGAAGATGGTAAAGGTGAAGGCAATTCTTCAAGTGATAAGTTTGAAGAAGGCGATACTAAATCACAACGCAGTCAAGCTGGTAATGAAGAACAAG